CTCAAACTCCGCTTGACATAACGAGCGATCAGTGGATGGATCAATTTGAATCCGAAACCACTTCTGCACCTTCTCTGAAAACTTCTAACAAAATGACTACCAAGAAAACTGCTGCCCTTGCTACTCGCGGACTTGACTCCTTCCGGATGTTTCAGTCCAAAGAATTTGTATCTGGCTACCAGAACCTCGTTACAATTCAACCCCTCAACAAATCAAAAGTACGCGGATGGTTCATTCGTAAATCTGATCTTGATACTTGTGGTTGGACTGCAACCGAAGATCAGTTTGCGAAGGGTTCCGTTATCTGGGATTACAAGCAAACTTTTGGCATGGCGCCCAACACTTCTGTTGAAGAAGGCCTGAACTTCACCGAGCCACGCATTCAAATCCTGCTGCGTTCTCCCCTGATGGTTGAAGAAACCACAGGGATGCGTCAAACGATTGGTACTTTTGAGCACCCAGAGGTCAAAGAATTATTTGATGCCGACAAGATTGCATCTGACCTTGCCAACAGCAAAGGCGAAATGTACAAGCGTAAGTACAGCGTACGTACAAAGTACCTGATCTACATCGTGACTCAGGACAACAAACGTGCCCACAAGATCCCGATGGTTCTTACCCTTAAGGGTCTGAACGGTACGGATGTGTCCGATAAGGTCAAGCTGTACGAAAAAGAAATGTCCAAGTGCCTAAGCAAGGCGCTGGATTCTGAAGTGCCCCTTGCTTTTAATGAAAAGTTCTACGCCACTACCGTATTTGCTCCGGTACTTGCCAATGAAATGCGTGGAGCCAACAACGTTGAGATCTGCGCAATTGAATCTTTTGACATCCCTGATTACAGCGACCAAGATGCCGCCATTGAATCGCTGAGCCGCATGTCAATTCCTGATGAAGATCGTGAATCAACCTGGAAGTTCCAGGAAATGTTTGGCGATTACATCAATCAACATGCACGTCAAGATGCAGAAAAACTTGGTGGTGCCTATGGCATCAAACAAGGTGTTGAGATTCTGCCTGTATCCCGTACCACGGATGCTGTTGACGTAAAAGCTCTGCCCTCTCGTAATCCTATGACTGGTGAAGATGACAGCCTTTAATTAAAGTTTGACATCAGGGTTAGCCAAGCCCTCAGGTTCAACTGCAACATTGTTGAAGATGAACATGTCTTGAACTAACCCGCGAATTACACCTTGACGTTGTGTAGCGATCCTTGCTAAAAGGGTCGCTATTTCCTTTAATGCACTAATTGAATTACAATCTTGAATCGATCGTTTAACTTTTTCTTCCCAAAACTTATCGTCAAGAGTTGGTTCAATTTGAAATTTAGTTAAAGGTACGTATTTAATTTCTTCCATTTTGTATTTATTTATTAAATCAAGTCTACATATACAACTTAATACTGCGCGTAACCTTCCATTTGTGTTAACAATTTCTGACATGAAACCTGAAGAAACATCAACAATTAAAACAGCAGGCGCAACATTTGTTGTCAGCGCTGTGGTTGCTTCTATCATTGGTAACCCTGTGTGCTGGGCTGCTGTCCTCTACGGCACCTACCGCATGGGGAAAGCTGCCTACAAGCATGCTCAAGCCAATGCTAAACTCAAGGCGCAACACGAGAAAGAAGACACGTCCTTCTGGCACGTCTGACTTTTACCCAACTCAACCCAACTCAACCTCATGTCAATTCAAACGCAAGCCAAGCTTAATTCGGCGCAAGCTCTTATTTATTCTCGCTCTAATATCCGGCGCGCGTACCAGGACTTTGATGACACCACAATCGCTGGCATTTATCTGCGAAGCGATCATTGTGTTGTGGTGCGTCATGATGGTACTGAGCAAATCTACGACCGGTCATTAATCAAGACCGCGTTCCAGCAGTACACCAACCGACTCAAAGATTTCTTTTCTTACCTTGGTCCCAATTATCGTGGCCCTAGTGTATGGCATAACAATGCTTACATTCTTTTTAAGGGCTGGAACTACTCGCACGCACTTGGACACCTGACCTCCAATGCAAAACTACAAGCTCACTGGGCAGACAAATTTATACATGTATCAGACCCCGCAAAGATCAAAGTCCTCCTTCAGTCTGACCAAACGGACTTGGGCCATTTGGTTGCGCCTGACGGACTTCGGCTTCCGAATCGGCCGCTTGATATGGACAGTGAACTGGATGATGTGCAAGAACAACAGTCCTCGTTTGGCGAACCTAGTTGTTCATGTGGGTCCTTTCAACGCCAGCTTTCAAATCTATCTGCTTTCCAAGAAGAGATCCAAGGATTTAAACCGTGGTGCATCCACTTGACTTGGTTTAACAAGTACAGGGAACTGTTGTGCAAACGCACTGATACCCGTAATGCTAGCCCCAGTGGTACACCTGAGAAGTGTGTGGCCTGGTGGTATGCGCCTCCCTCTGATCACACCAGCAATGGACGTTTTGTTTTGCTCCACACTAAATCTGGTGCACAAGCTCCATTGGGTCATTGGCGTACCTACAAACCACAAGAAGTGTTCACTCAACACGATGCATGGGATTTGTTTTTTAATATGATGGAGGCGGGTTACACACCATTTCCTGGCACATCACTGCCACAACTCAAAGCTGTTATCAAAAAACAATGACACCTAACACACAAGAATTAACGGTAAATACTCTTTGCATCTTGAAATTGATGAAGACACCTATTGGAGTCTGATTAAACTTGGTGCAGAAATTAAAACAGATTGTAAAACCTATGCAGAAAACCTCCTACTTGGACATGTTGAAGCCGAACTCGATCGACAAGCTGCAAGTTGAATGTATTGATGAAGAGGATGGTTCCATGACCATTTGTATTGGTTGGGATGAAACAGATCCTGATTTGCAATGGTGGACTGATTTAGGTCCAGAAGGTCAGGAATGCTTTATGATTGATGCACTCTACGAAGCTTGCGCTTGTTATGTCGATTGACACCTACGGCCTTTCCTCTGAACAATACGAAGAGTTTTTTGAAGACAACATTAGGTTTTCTTCCCAGCTTTATGTAAAAACTTGCAACATCATGAGTGCCGAAGGCGCTAAAAATGTTGATTTCAAAACAATTCTTGATTTGTATCAAGAAGCTGTTTACGCCGCTAATGACGATTGTCGTCGCTACCAGAAAACTAACAACCCTGAGGTTCTTAAAGATACTGATCTTTTAGGCATTTATCCTTCCAGAGAAGAAATGCTGGAAGAGATTAAGTCTGTCAGCGCCAAGGTTGAAGCACTTGCTGATTACGTTACGGAACTAATCAAGGTCACAACCAAAGGACTTGAAGGGGTTGCCGAAAGTCTGGTAGACTGATCCTGTTCACCCAAAGAACCGTCCTGGTCATGACGTAAAACTGACTTCTTACCTCAACTCAATCTCATGTTTGAATCCTTGTTTGCCGCCGTACTTCCGGTGATAAAAGACCTTCTTTGGGCAGCGGCAGGTATGCTGTTGTCTTATGCACTTAACAAAATCCAAACGCAATTCAACTGATCATGTCTGAAAGCCATCCTGATTTTCGTGACGGTACACGTGAGTACAACTTGCGTGCTCTTGTCCATGCAAACTATCAACCTAAAGTTGGAGAAAACAACGGCATTGGTTTAAAACTTGTTGTTGAATCAGCTCGTGAATCACGGCGTCGTATAGCAAGGCAAAATAAAAAGTTTAAACAAACTACAAACTTGGACATCCTCAATCAACTCAATTAATCATGGCTCACATCACCCAAGCTAAACTTGAAAGTTTAAGTGTCATCAAGTTATACGAGCACTATGGTGCCTTGGAACGCTCTCTTCCTCTCCTTACTCCTGAGTCCCAGGAGTTGGCAAAAGCTGAGTTGGAATGTTGCGCCAACTTACGGTCTGAAAAAATTGATCGTATTTATTACGCGATTGCTGCCCATGAAGATGCTCTGGAACGTATTAAGAAAGAAGGGGATTTAATTACCCAGGCCAAACGACACCATGAGTCACAACTGAATCAACTTAAGAATTTGTTAGGTTGGTTGCGGCGTTCATTGCCGCTGGACTCTAATAGAATTCAAGGCAAAAACTATGAGTTTGTTCTTTCCAAAAAGAAAGAACTCACGGTCGAGATCACATCGGATCCGGAGTTTTGGCACACTGACGAAAGATCTAAATTCTGCATCCAGCAAGAAGTCACCACAACTAAACAAATTGTGGTACGTTCAATGTCAGGAGAAGTTCTGTCCAACAGAACAGAACCTAAAACAAAAACTGAAACCCTCCCCAATCTTGATGCCATCCGCAACGCTTACCAAAACGGTGAACACCTACCCTCCGGAGTTAAAGTTGAACAACAATATTCAATCCGAAAGAACAGGCTCTTCTCTGCCAAACGGATGGAACCACAAACATCCGAATATTTCGGAGAGTTTTTACCGGAACTTGACTCCGCCGAATGACTTGGAAGATGCACACATTATGATGTGTTGTCATCAACAATCTGTTGATGACTTCCAAATGCAGATTGACATGATTGATATTGAAATCAACATGCTTTCTGAAGAAGGTTGTGAGGTTCCCATTTATCAAGAAGCAAAGCTTGATGAACTAGAAGAACGTAAACTTAAACTACTATCAGGTAAACGGTTTCACCAAAATGCGCGTCATGCCTACTGGTATGTCACTGCCCGTGGTAATAAAACAACCAAATAAATACTTGTACAATAAATAAAGTAACAGGAGTCCCATGGGCGGCGATCCGGTCCTTAATAAATTAATTGCTGGGTTTACCAACGATGGGACTCCTCTTTCAGCAACCATTGGTTCCAAAATGGAACATGGGGTTGTTGTTTTGACAGCAGCTATGCTTGCCAATGAAAACCTTGCTGCATCAATGGATGCAGAAGAAATGGTTGATGCTGCCATTAATTATTACAATTTAATTCAAAAACGACTTGGGTATTACCAGGAACATCAAGCTTATTCTCTTGAACGTTTGCTCTGAAAATACTTGATATACTAAACAAGTATTTTCATTCATACATGGAACCTGTTGTTGTGCCACGGTTAACCGTATCTTTTGCGGTTGACATTGACGTTGAATACAATTCATTTGGCGGTAAAACTGCCGAAGAAATTGCAGAGGCTTTGCAAGATGATCTTGATGATTTGTTGTTTGAGCTAAGTCCCAGCGTCAAAGGTGTCTATACTTCTACAACAGCCGTTAACTTCAATGACTAAAGACCTTGCCAAGAAACTCCGCACTGCCGGTGCTTTTGATACCCCTTGGTTAAAAGAACAACTTTGTAATTGGAACACTAAGGCTGAGCAAGAAAAAGCAGATTTTATGGAGCATATGTATCAGTGCTCTGGCCGCAACAACAACCTGTATACTGGGCTTTGGCAAAATTTTTGTTTAACAGAAGCTGGTCCTTATTGCCGTGATGAATACTTCCGTCGCGTTGAATTTGTTAAAGATCTAGAAGCTGGTAAATTTAAAGGGCAAGAAATTGTTCTTTAATAAATCCACAACCTTGGATGCAACTTAAAATAAAGGGATGTTTTATTATTGAACATCCCTTTTTTATGGATGCACAATCCTCTATTGACGCTCTTAGACAACTTGATATTAATTACATTCTTTATGTAGCAGAACGAAATAATTCCAAATGTAAACAGCCTGTGGCAGACCAATGGCTTGAAGGCTATCATCAAGCTGTAAAGGATTTTTCTTATTACCTTGGCGCAAAACAATCAACTGAACAATCTTGACACTCTTTATAAAGAAGCTTTTCAAGAATTTGGCAACACCAAAATGAGGCGTGAATCTGACAAGGCAACTTCTGATTACATTAAGGCAAACTTCAAGCCAGAAGCAGACGTGTTAAAACCACCCACTGATAAATGGTCGGGTTTCTTCCAGGAATCCAAAGCCAAAGCAAAGGAACGTTTGCGTGAGTATCTGGCTGACACTGTTAGTGAATTTGTAGATACCAATGTTTTAAGTGGTAATGAATTCTTTGAAGTATTACTTGAAGTAGTGTATGACAACTGGCAAGGCTATCAAAAAAATGCAGATGAAAACCAGGCGCTTCTTAAACTTTTGCAGAATACAAAGAACAATTAATTACATTTGATGCGTTGTGCAGTGGCCGCTAGGTCACTGCTTTTTTATGTCTAAACTATTGAACTTAGAATAATCTTAAGTAATTAAAAAAACAATGCCTAACTATAGAGATCCTACGGATAACAATCTGTATCACGTACATAAAGTACAGACCTGTAGTGGGCACCCTTTAGAAGTTTCAACAACCAGCGGCAACGTTGTTTATGTGCAGCCAGGGAACACAGCTGGTGATGCTTTTGGTCGATTAAGGATCTCTCAACCTTATACAATTTTTGATAGCCAACATCGTTACCAAGAAAACGACAAATGGTCAACGTTGACTGGTGTCAGTGGCACAACTGCTTATCAAGCAAATGAAAGTGCTGTCAATTTAAACGTCACTACACTGTCTGGTGATTACATCTACAGGGAAACAAAACGGGTGTTTCCTTACCAGCCAGGGAAATCATTTTTAAATATGACATCGTTTGTTTTTGCTTCTGGCAAAACAAATCTTAGGCAGCGCGTTGGTTTGTTCAGTACACAAAACGGTGTTTTCTTTGAGCAAAGTGGAACAACAAACTATCTTGTTCTGCGTAGTTACGTAACTGGTTCTGTTAATGAAACACGTGTAGCTCAAAGCAGTTGGAATGTAGACACCTTTGATGGTTCTGGTGTAACAAGGCGAAACCTTAGCACTACCACTGCCAATGTCTTTTGGATGGATATTGAATGGCTTGGCGTGGGTGACGTACGTGCTGGTTTTGTTGTAGATGGTCACATGGAAGTGGCCCACATCTTCCACAATGACAATCAAAATCCAACCAGCTACATGACCACAGCTGTACTGCCGTTGCGCCAGGAGATTCAAAATCTAAGTACAACTGCTTCTAGCTCTACGGCAAAACAAATCTGTGCAACTGTTGCATCGGAAGGTGGCTATGAGGGTTTTACCAGACGTTATAACGTTGCTACTAGCACTACGCCTAAAACGCTCACTTCATCTGGTGCAACTTATCCACTGGTTTCTATTCGTATGGTATCAGGCCGTACAGATAGTGTTATTGTTCCAGCTAACTTAAGTGTGGCACTTGAACAAACACAAAACAACAAGCCAGATATTATTCAGTACAAAGTACTGCTTAATGCAACCCTAAGCGGTGAAAACTGGCAGACTCATTACAACGGCA